GGGTCTGGCAGCGGATGCCCGAGGCCGAGTGCGTCAGGACGTCGACGCTGGCGGCCGAGGTCTCCAGCTCGAGCGTGGGAATCTCGCCGTTCGGGCCGGTCATGTAGACGCGCACCTGGTCGCCCGGCAGGCTGGAGAGGCGAATGCCACCGTTGGCCGGCACGTCAACCTGCACCGGCGCTGTGGCGGCGGACTCGCCGTCGGCGCCCACGACCGTGAGCGCCACGGTGTAGAGGCCGGCAGCCAGGCCCCCAGCGATCACGGTGAACACCGGCAAGCTGCCCAGCGCCTCGGTGACGACAGGGCCGTCCACGCCATCGCGGATGCGGCCCATCACTTCGCCGTTGGCGTAGTAGATTGCGCCGTCGGGAAAGCGCTCGAAGGACATGGGGCGCCGGGCGGATACAACGGAACGCATCACCTCGGCCTGCAACCCGTTTCCGCTGGACGTGAGCCGCACGAGGTCGGCGCCGATGACGGCGTATCCATCGTCGTGGCCATCGCCCCAGACCGAGTGCGCGGTGCCGGCGGCGCGCAGCGTCTGCCCGCGGCGCCGGCGCACACCGCCGCGATCGTTGAGGTCGATGTTCACCCCGGCAGCCAGCGCCTGCAGTTTGACGCCGCGCGCTGGCTCGGATTCGAGCTGCGACTGCTCCAGGCGGTTGTTGACGCCTGAGAGAACACCGATTGGGACCGAGCGTGTTCCGGGCATCTTCAAATCAACCACGCCTTGTTGTGATGGAGCTGACTGGCTTGCCAGTCCTTGCGCAAATCAGCGTCGGGTCGACGGCCAAAGTAATCCTCGAATGCCGCCAGAGCCAGCGCGGACTTCTGGGGGTTCAGCGTTTCGCTGTCGGGCTTGCTGTACGCGCGATGCAGTACCCAATGGACTAGAAAGCGGTGGTGGATCGACGCAATCTCAGGCCTTGTGCTGCCATCGCTTTCTTCCGTGATCGGCGACAGGGGCGTTCGATAGCCCTCGAGCCGCAGCGTGTAAGCGCCATTCACTATGCCGGGGAGTACTGCGCGCGTGTCGTCCTGTATGAAGTGGGACGGTTGGCCCTCCCTGTCGCGCCAGCCGGGACTGACGGCATCGAGTTCGTCTCGGGTGGTGATATGAAGATCACGAATCCACGCGCCATTTGGCGTAGCAAGCAAACGGGCTTTCGTGACCTCGAACATGCGCGGGTCGAGCGGATAGGAGCTCTGACGCGGCACCACGGCGATCTGAACGATGCTCTCGGTGTAGTCATCGAAGAGCAAGCGCTTGCGGATCGCGGCCTCTTCCTCTGCCTCTCCGAAAAATCGCGCGAGCTCGGCGTCCTTCCAGAGGAGATCACGCTCGCCCCCTCGGACGCTCGTTGGAACGTCGTCCGCATCCACTCTGAATGAGGCGATGAGATCCTCCAAGGTCATGCTCAGGGCGCCCCGAACTGGTCCACGAAGCCCTTGACGCGATCACGCATCTTCTCGATGCCGAGGTTGCCAGGCAGCTCTTGCTGGAACTTCGTCTTCGTCCAGTCGCGCAGCGCCTGCTTGTCCATCTTGTCGATCTGCTGGTGCAGCTCGAACCGCTGGCCCTCCTTCTGGCGACGCTCCTCTTCAGCCTTCTGGGCGGCTTCGAGCGTCTCCGCCGTGTCGTCCTTCGGCGCGGCGGCCTTCTTGCTCTTCGCCGTCGCTTCAGCAGCCTTCTCGTCGGCCGCCTTGAACACGTCGGCGTGCAGCAGGAACTTGGAAGCAAGCTCGGCCGGCACCTCGCGGGTCTGGTCGGGGTCGAAGGTCAGGCGCGATCGGTAGATGCGGTCCTGGAACGGCGTTTCCGTGCCGATGTAGGTGATGGCGACGAGTTGGCTGGCGGACATGGGTTGCTCCTCTTGGATGTGACGAAGGGGCGGAGCACATGGCCCCGCCCCGCTCGACTCAGGTGTCGATTACTTCGGACCGCTGCGCTCGCCGTGCACGATCACGTCCACGCGCGAGGCCTTCGCGTTGGCCGCACCGGCGATGGTCAGCACCAGCAGCGCGGGCTTGGGCAGCTTCACCGGCACCTTGGCGGTGGCGGCGCGCAGGCGGCCGGTCGCGTTGAGCGCCAGGCCGGCACCGAAGTACGCGGCGTCCTGCGGCACGTCGGCGCTGTCCACACCGTCGGCGTAGATGAAGCCCAGCGAGCCGGTCACTGCGGCGGTCATCGCCGTCGACACGATCAGTTGCGCGTCTTCCAGCACCATGCCCTCGGGCAACTTGTCGAGCACCACGACATCGCCGATGCCGAGGGGCGTGGCGCTGTCCGCGTTGAGCGCGCTACCGTCGGCCGCGGTCAGCAGCGCGGCGCGCAGCGTGGTGAGGTTGCCGTATGGGGTGAAGCCGCCGAATTGCTGCATGCCCAGCCCCAGTTTCTTAATGGTTGCCATGTTGGCCTCCTGTGTGATTCGAGAAAGGTGAAGGCGGAGGCCGACCGCAGCCGGCCCCCGAGGTCATCAGCCGCGCGGCTTGATGATGCGAACGGCCGTGTCCAGCACCGTCACGCCGTGGTCGGTGAACTGGGTGCTGTCGCCGTGGTCCACTGCGAAGCGGATCTTCGACATGCCCAGGATGGCGCCGATCAGGATTTCGAGCTTGTCGCCGTGGTCGCCCTTCTCTTCCGACCAGAAGAACGGGATGCCGCTGTGCTCCGAGCTGCCGAAGGCCTGCGCCAGCGCCTGGCCGCCCAGGAGCAGCGCGCGGTCCACGGCGAAGGTGGTGCCGAACGACGCCGGTACGACGACGCTGGACTCGACCTCGCTGTCGTACGCAGCGCAGTAGTTGAGCTGGTCGCCAGCGTAGAAGCGGATCGCCTTGGGCATCTTCACGATGAGGATGCCGTTCCAGAGGCCCACGTCGCCGAGGAACAGCGGGTGGTCCTTCGCCAGCCGGGCGCGCGCATAAGCGTTGGCCTGGAAGCTGCGGAAGTCCGGGTTCGTGGCGAAGCCGCTGTACTGCGCGGGCGACACCAGCGCGACGCGGATCGGGCTGTCGGTGGCGGCCAGATCGCCCTCGAACTCCACCGGGGGCGGCGGCAGCGGGATCTGGTCCATCCACGAGCGCAGCGAGTCCACCGCATCCATGGTGAACATGTCCGTCGTGGCGATGGTCAGTTCGCCAGCGTTCGCCTTCACCTCGCCCACCGCGCCGCCGCCGACCACCAGGTGCCGGTTGCGCGTCGGCGCCTTCACCCGGTTCACCATGATTTCCTTGAACTTCGGGTGCGAGGCGAGCGGCACGCGCCACTCGATCTTGTTGTCGTGGAAGCCACGGGCGCCAGCCATGTGAACGAGGATCGACTGGTCGATGTAGTCGTTCATCAACTGCTGCGCCTTGGGGCGGCCCAGGCGGCGCAGGTCGTAGGGGCTGCGGATCTGGGTCATGGTGTTGCCCATGTCCACCGGGAAGCGCGCCTGGTTGACGCGCAGCCGGTCTTCCGAGAACGACATGCCCACGCCCTTGCCTTCGGCGTATTCGCTGCCCATGATCGGGTAGCCGCTGATCGGGTTGTCGAGGTGAAAGGTGATCTCGTCACCCTTGTTCTTGCCCAGGTCGTCGGCGCGCACGATGGGCATCGTGGGCTTCGACTGACGCTTCGCGCCCGCAATGGCGTTCTCGATGGTGGGCATCTTGCCCGTGAGGCGGTTCAGCGTCGTGTTGCGCTGCATGCAGGTGTGGAAGACCCCTACCGCCTGCTGGATCATGGCGCCGGTGGCGCCCGACGGGACGTTCGTTTTGCTTTCGGACATGGAGTCCTCCTTCGATGGGATGGGCCTCGCCTCCCGGCGATGCCTGTTGCAATCAGAGTCGCTTGTTCAGAAAGGCCTCGATCTGCGCCGGCGACATGCTTTCCATGGCCAGGTACAGGTCGCTGCCATCCATGCGCGCCATGCGCTCTTGCGGCGAGAGCCCGTCCGCGCGACCGCCCGGGATACCGGACAGGCTTGCAGGGGGCTCCACACGCGCGGAAGCAGCGGCGGCCGTGGCCGCAGCCTTGTCAGAGGCTGCGGGCGTAGGAGCTTCTTTGCCGACCTTGGCGAATGCGTCGAAGACCTCGACGATTTCCGCGGCCGTGCTACCCTTGTTGGGGTCGAACAGTTGCCAGTAGGCGTTGCGAACAGCGCTCGGGTGCGCGTCCACCCAGGCCTTGAACTCCGCGCTCTCCACGATGGAGTCAGCGTTGGGGTGCGCCTTGTAGATCGCGTCGTAGTGCGCCGTGGCCGCGTCCTGCTGCTGCTTGGCCTGCAGCGGTGCGACGGCCTTGCCGACGTGCACCTCCACCTGCTGTTGCACCAGCTTCGCGATGCCGGCGGCGAGCGCCTCTTCCGAGAAATCGCCAAACAGGCATCGCGAAGCTGGTGCAACAGCAGG